ATTCATATACCAACTTGTTGATAAAGATGGTATATGTGATGAGGACAATCCTGTATGTCCTGAGCATATGGAACCGTTACAATGTGTTGGTGGGTGTGGCAGAATGGTGTCCCCAATGACACATGATTGTGGAAACACCATCAACTACATTTGTAAAGAATGTGTTTGCTCTAGTGGAGACTGCGTAAACAAAAAAGGTGATAATGATTACTGTCCCGATCACCTTTGTGTTAATTGTGGGTATTATAAACACCCTGATGCAAATGTTTGTGGAGCCTGTGAATGTTCCTCAGGAAGATGCCAATTACCACAGATCGAAGGCAGTGACTACTGTGTAAACCATACTTGTGGTATTCCAGGTTGTTATTCAAGAAGCCATAACGGAGTTAGATGCTCCTGTAAATTCCATCTTTGTAGGGGATGTGGAAACAGACCGGGGCAGCTAATCGATGGATATTTCATCGATGCATGTCCTTCATGCATCTGTTCCTTTGGGAACTGCTTGGCAAAACGCCTCACTCATGGTGACTTTTGTCGCGAACATACATGCTCTAGGTATAACTGCCTTAACGGGTTGGCCGTTAATGGTAGTAGAACATTTGCTTGTTGTGCTTGGCACTTATGTAGTAGATGTAAACTAGCTCCAGCTGAAGAAAACACTAGATACTGTGCATCGTGCACAACATGTAGTTGCAGTTTTTCACTTTTACATGTTCAAAATGGTGGGTTTCCTGCCTTCAATCCTGGGGTTGAAAACAGAGATCAATTGTATTGTAGCATGTGTGCTTGTAGAAGCTGTAGACGAGCAAGAGGAATATCCTGCATACTTTTATTGTTTTCACACTATATTCCAGCTATTTTACATATTGTAAGTGATGAAAACAATGACACACCAGAAGCTGAAATAATAAGATTGCTTATCCCCAATAATGGAGATAGATGGTGTGAAAACTGTATCCCAAATACGCACATTCCATTACAAAATGGTAATAATAACAACAATAACTAATATAACCAATATACTTTTTTTTATTTTTTGACTTTTATATATTATATTTATAAATTACTCCATAAAATTATGGTTTGCTGTATTCAGACAAATAAATTAATTACTTTGTTTATTATTTAGCAAAGAATATATGTATTGATTGCTTGCATCAGCGTAAGCTGTAGCTAATATATCCTGTTTTGTGGCCTCTTGTATTATTTTATCTGTTTTGTAATGAGCATATTTAAGAGCCATTCCATTTTGTTTTACAGCTTCTAGACACATATTTTCTGTCTGTAATTGTATATATGCTAAAGCCATCCCATCATACCTTAATATTTCTAAGCAAATCTCTTCTGTTGGGTTTTTAATATATTTTAAGACATCCGCTTTATATTCTGGAATTAATGCTTTGCACAACTCAATACTAGGATTATTTACCAGCGATAACATTTTAATACTTTTTTTTCTTATTATACCAAGTTGTGCTGATAAAGTATCAAAAGAATCTAGCGGAAATATATGCAGTCTACCTGCATTTATAGCACATATATTTTCATTCGTATAATTTATAAGATCTGTATTGTTATGCAGTACTATTAGTTGTAGTATTGACAATCCGTGTCCGTTACATCGGCACAGATATTTGTTTGTTATGTCTGATAATTCCATACTTTTTAACAAATTTTTTAATTTATCATAATCAGGCTCCTGTGAAAGGATCTCTGATACAAATAATAATTTATTATCATATTGTGGCACTTTACTCATATCTGGATATAGGATAATATATATAAATACATTATTTACCTAATATTTATGGTTTCATTTTTTTTATAAACAAAAGATACTCTTATACATGACATACCACACTTTCCATTTTAACACTATCATTTTTTATTTTTTTATTTGTTGATATGTAGTTGTACACCATACCTACAAAAATACATCCTTCAATAAGTATTACTATAACATATGCTGATATGGTATACATAGTATAATATATATTTGATGGATCTATACTACTATATAGACTTTGCACATACAAAATTAGTAGTGAGGATATAAGGAATATATTTATTATTAATAATATTATTTTCATTATGATTGTATCGTTGTTATTATACATTATTGTGATGTTATTTGTGCGTTGAATGTTCAATTTTATGTATAATAATAAAAAAATTGAATATTTAACACATAATATAATGAATACTATACATATATGATATGCAATGTCAAAAATATTAAATAAAAATTTACCTATTGATATTTTACTGAATTGTCTTAATAATACATGTGATGTAAATGAATTACTATCAATATTAGAACGTGTACAATCAAAAAATATAAATAAAAAAAAAGCTCTTTCAGGTCGTACTGCATTAATATTAGCTTCTAGAAGAGGATATTATTATCTTATTGAGGCATTATTAAAAAGAAAAAATATAGATATTAATATACGTGATTCTACTGGAGCTACAGCACTTATATGGGCTACATCACGAGGTTATGTAAATATAGTTAAATTATTGTTAGGAAATGGCAATACTGATATAAATATTCGTACTATCTTTAATACCACTGCAATAGATATAGCTACTTATAATGGCTATACTGAAATAATTAAATTATTGAAAAACTATCAAAAAATTGATTTATAATTAGTAATTAACCTACTACTATACTGTTGGCATATTATAGGAATGTCAAAGGTATTCTATGATAAGCCAATTATTGAACAAATATTTGAAGAATTTGATAAGAATATGCATAGCCAAGATGAGAATAAATTAATAAATTTAATAGAAAGATTGCCACCAGAAGATGTAAATAAACGTAATGATAATATTTGCACACCGTTAATGTTAGCATCTCTGAATGGATATGCAGTAATAGTAAAACTATTACTTGAAAAAGATGGTATTAATATTTATGCAAAAAATTATTGTGATAAAACAGTATTAATAAGTGCATCTTGTAATGATAATATTGAAATAGTTAAATTATTATTGGAAAAAGAAGATATTAATGTTAATATGCGGGACTATTACGGAAACACTGCATTAATATGTGCAACTCTTGGGAATGAAATTGCAATAGTTAAATTATTACTAGAAAAGGATAACATAGATATTAATATACCAAATTATCATGGATGTACAGCATTAAATTATGCAAATCCAGAAATAGCCAATCTATTAAAAATTACCAAAAAAATTGATTTATAATTAGTAATTAACATAATCATATAATTATTGCCATATAAGTAGCTATATTAGAGGAATGTCAAAGGTATTCTATGATAAGCCAATTATTGAACAAATATTTGAAGAATTTGATAATGATGTTGACGGCCCATGTCCATATAAATTAAAAATATTGGTAGAAAGATTGCCATCAGAAGATGTAAATAAGAAAAATTATTTTAGTCAAACATTATTAATATTCGCATCTATTGGTGGATACACAGAAATAGTAAAACTACTATTAGAAAAGGAAAATATAGATGTTAATATACAAAATTTTTATGGAGGCACTGCATTAATATATGCAACTTCTGAAAAAGAAATTGAAATAGTTAAATTGTTGTTAGAACAAGATGATATAGATATTAATATACAAAAAAGTAATGGAAAAACAGCATTAAGTTATGCGAATCCTGAAATAGCCAACCTATTAAAAAATCACCAAAAAAATTGATTTATAATCAATAATTAACATAATCATATAATTATTACCATATAAATAGCTATATTAGAGGAATGTCAAAGGTATTCTATGATAAGCCAATTATTGAACAAATATTTGAAGAATTTTATAAGGATATGGATAGCCAAGATGAGGATAAATTAATTAATTTGGTTAATAGATTGCCACCAGAAGATGTTAATAAGAAAAATAAATATGGTAATACAGTATTGATATGTGCTACTATATATAATTACACTGAAATTGTTAAATTACTATCAAAAAAAGAAGAAATTGATGTCAATATACAGAATATGTCCGGAGATACTGCATTGATACAAGCATCTGTTAGATCTCGTATTGAAATAGTTAAATTGTTGTTAGAAAAAGATGATATAGATATTAATATACAAGATTATAGCAGATATACAGCATTAAGATATGCTTGTCCTGAAATAGCCAACCTATTAAAAAACCATCAAAAAATTGATTTATAATTAGTAATTAACATAATCATATAATTATTGCCATATAAGTAGCTATATTAGAGGAATGTCAAAGGTATTCTATGATAAACCAATTATTGAACAATTATTTGAAGAATTTGATAAGGATATGGATAGCCAAGATGTAGGTAAATTAATTAATTTGGTTAATAGATTACCATCAAAAGATGTTAATAATAAAAATATTGATGGCCATACATTGTTAATGTTAGCATCTTCTCGTGGATATACTGAAATAGTAGAGTTATTATTAGAAAAAGAAGATATTAATATTGATATATGTAGTCCTATTTATGGTGTACCAGCATTAAGAATTGCAGATGCATATAAAAATACTGAAATAGTCAAATTATTAAAAAATCACCAAAAAAATTGATTTATAATCAATAATTAATATAATCATATAATTATTGCCATATAAGTAGCTGTATTAGAGGAATGACAAAGGTATTCTATGATAAGCCGATTATTGAACAAATATTTGAAGAATTTGGAAAAAGTAGAGATAGTCAAGACATGGATAAATTAATTAATTTGATGGAAAGATTGCCATTAGAAGATGTTAACACACAAGATGAACATGGCCATACATTGTTAATCTTAGCATCCTTTCGCGGATATACTGAAATAGTAAAACTATTACTAGAAAAAGGAGGTATGAATATTGATATAGATAGTTCTCTTTATGGTGCAACAGCACTAACATTAGCAAATGCGTTTGGACATAATGAAATAGCCAAATTATTAAAAAACCATCAAAAATAATATTTTTTTTATTAGCCAAAAATTGAAAAAATATACATATATAGTCATTGTATATATATATTTACATATATATATGCAACCATACGAAGCAGTAGTCAAAGAAACGTCATTAAAAACAATCATTAATGAATTGCGATCAGATAAATGTAGAATCAACCTAAATCCAGATTATCAGCGAAAACTTGTATGGGATTCAGATTTAGGGAAATATTTCATAGAATCTCTTTGTAGAGGTATAATTTCACATCATATTAGTTTCAATAAGATAGATAATATAGTTAATTGTATAGATGGCAAACAAAGACTAACTTCTATTAAAAATTATTATGATAACGGATATAAGGCTATCATAATTAATAAAAATAAGTATTACAATGATCTAACTCCGAAAGAAAAGAAAAAATTAGATACTATATCTATCAATGTGGTATATTATAACAACCTTAATTTTGACGCAGAAAGAGATGTATTTCTGTCAATACAAAGTAGTGTACCACTAGTAAATAGTGAAAAAGTTGTTGCTCTAATCAAAAATAATAAATATACAAGAACATTTATCATATACAGAGACAGCATAAAGAAATTACTCAAAAAATTTAGATATAGTGATAGAGCGCGAAATGGAGAAAATAGTGTTCTAATGGATTTACTATACATCCATGACAATGGATTGGAACATATAAATAAGAAGAAAACTATGAAAAATATGGAAATCATAAACATTGATAAAAAAATTAGTGATATTAGATCCTATTTAGATCCATTACTAAGTATAAATATACTTAATAATCCAAAAGTAGCAAATGGAATAAATATAAATATCATTTATGTTTATATTTACAAAATTTCACTAAAATTTGAAAATTTCAATTTTGATAAAATATTATGTGACAAACTCATAAATATAATAAATAGTATGCATAAACAATGTGCACAAGATGGGATATCAGTTGCCAAAACTAAAAACAATTTTGAAAAAATATCAAATATATTTGACTATGTTTATAAAAATTATATCACAATATGTGATATATGCTACAATATCACATGTACATGTGATCTTCCAGATGATTGTGATATTCCAGATGATTGTGATCTGAACGATAATGATGAGGAGTTAGATTATTGTAATGTTTGTGATTCAAATGATTGTGTTTGTGCTGAAATGGATTTGTTTGAATGTTTTATTGGTGATATGTATACCATAACAAAAAGCAAAAAACCAAGAGAAAGATTAGCAATTATATCAGATAATATGAGATTATATTATACAGAAAATGATGCTGAGCCTCTAACAAGAGCAGAATTATTTTCCAAATTAAGACAAGAAGGTTGCAAGATAATAAGGTATAAAGATGATATATATGTAACTAACATAAAATTAAGATCATATTAATCAATTAATAATTAATTTATAGCAATATATAGAAGGATAAATGAGAAGTGGACAGAGCAAATTCAGAAATTTGCTTATTGTAAGAGATGCTGGATGTATTATCACAGGAATTACACCAGAAGAATGTGATGCTTGTCATATAATTCCATATCATGTATCAAAAGATAATAATATTTCAAATGGTATATTACTCAATAAATTACACCATAAAAGTTTTGATAAATATATATGGTCAATAAATCCAGAAAATAATAAAATAATCGTGGATCCTAAATTCACAAAATATTCCATATATCAATATAATGGAATAACAGTCCACCTACCTATAGAATGCAAAAGAAATATGGCAACACATTTCAAAATATTTATGAAAAAATATTATGGCATCACACTACATAAAATTATAAATTACATTTCCAATAATAAAATACATACAGTGCCTATGTTAAGGTACAAATTACAATTTAATTATAGAGTACCAACAGATATAGTTGACTATATAATAATACATAATAATAACATTTTATAATCCATAGATTTTGGACTATAAATTGGTTTTGATAAAACTATAAAATGACAGTTTGAGCAATAATACTTGATACAACATAAGGATCACAATCTGATGCTGGTCTTCGATCTTCTAAATATCCTTTTCCACCTTTGTCAACATTAATAGGTATTCTAATAGAAGCAGATCTATCAGATACTCCCCATGTAAATGTGTTTGGATCAGATGTTTCATATTTTCCTGATAAACGTTTCTCATTATTACCATATACTGCTAAATGCTCTTTATGTTTATCTGCTAATTTTGCTATACCATCATGTATGTGTTTAATATCTCTTCTCATTAATAAAGTACTGAAATTAGTATGACAACCAGATCCATTCCATCCTTCTTCTGGTTTAGGATCATATGATATTGTTACATCATATTTTTCTGATATTCTCTCATAAATATACCTTGCTATCCACATATGATCACCTAACTCAATCCCTTCACAAGGACCTACTTGAAATTCCCATTGTGATGGCATTACCTCAGAATTAATTCCAGATATCTTAACTCCAGCATATAAACAATATTCATAATGTTTATCAACAATTTTTCTGCCAAAACTATTCTGTGACCCTACACCACAATAATATTGTCCTTGTTCTTTAGGATCGTATTTATCCCAACCATATGGTCTACCAGTCTTATTATCATATATAACATACTCTTGCTCCAAACCAAACCAAGGTTTAGCATATCTTACTTGTTTGTTATAAAAAATACCACATGCTCTATATCTAGTATTAGAATCTACTGGTTTATTATTGGCATCATAACAATCACACAATACTAAATAACTCTCACCATCTCTTCTAAATGGGTCTTTAAAAACAGCTTGAGGTTTCAAAATTACATCTGTAGCATCATTACCAGCTAATCCACAACTAGATCCATCACAATTCCATTCAGGTAATCCTGCTTTTGATAACCATGTTTTATTTGTTATAGGATCTTTGCGTAATGGATTAATTCTAGCATCTCTTTTTGTTTTTGAACGTAATTTATTATTATTATCGATCCATATATACTCAAATGACATTTTAATATATTTACTTAATAATCAAATGTTTAAGTAGCAGTATTTTATAAAATAATCAATAGATATAATATAAATCAATTTATAATACATCGCAAAAAGTATTTATTGTAAATATATTATTACTCTTTTTTTTTATTATTGATGTATTATATTGATGTATTTTTCCTAAAGTATTAACAGTTACCATCGCAAAATATGATATATCATCACCATCATCAATCTTTTGCTTTATATCCTTTATTATAGAACACATATCACTAAAATTTCCTATAACAAATACGTTTACTTTTACTCTTTTATTATCTTTGTTATCATTTCCTCTATAACTTGTTATATCATTTTTAGTTATAGGTTTGCAATCATTTATATTTACATAATAAAAATAGTTTGCAGTTTTTTTATTACACTTTTTTTTTGGATTATATACAAATTTTCCTAAAAAATGTATTTTCTTATAATTTATTTTAAGACCTAGTTCTTCATATATTTCTCGCCTTGCAGTATGTTTTGGTTGTTCACCGTATATACTTGTACCTGTAACACCACTATATTGAATATCTCCATATGGTTCATTATATCCTGGAAGTAACATGTAACTATTATTATCTAGTTTATTAAAAAATTTGTTAAAACCATCCAGATAATAAGATGATATCTTTTGATTCTCTATCGCCATAACATTAAATCTCTTAAAATCCCATCTTATAACATATTCTTCCAAATACATACAATGTATGCCTATTTATATTATATCAATTGATTATTTTATATAATATATGTATATTAACAACTGTCCTATTCTATTAATAAATCAATTTTTTTATTCAAATAATTGAGGATATGTTCCATTACTGAATATTATCATAAATATATCGTATATATTGCATAAAATATGATATATAATACTAAAAATATCATTAGCATAATTTATTATTATTTTGCCTAGTATTATGCAAATGTAACTATATATTGTAAATAGCAATATTACATATGGATTTACATAACCGCTTGTAAATATATTATCAATATACTCTACCATATAAGATAATGTGCAAAATAATACATAATATCATATATGTAGAATTTACAAAAAATATATCAATTTTTTATTTATAATGTTGGACCTATCATATATCCAGCTAATGCTAATAATTGTAATATAGCTATAATTATAACAACTATCCATGCAAAAATATTTCCTGCAAATCTACATATCAACCACAAAATAACACAACATATTAACATCCAAACAATATTTGCTAACATACTAATTAATGATTGTGCTAATCCTTTGAAAAAAAGTCCTAATGCTAAACTTACCAGAGCTATTAATATAGCTAATACTAAATATACTTTTATCGGTGTGCATAAATATGGCAATCTCATCTTATATATAAATTAATAACAAAAAAAATGAAAATATATATATAATCACAGCCATATATCTGTGTTATTTATCACATTATGGCATGTTTTTTTAA